CAAAAGCATTAAGAGAGAAAAAAACAGAACTTGATTTAGCGGCACAAACTCTTAATAGAAATGAAAACGTACAAATTGTTGAAGCTCCTAGAAGTGGTAACGATAGATTTCTTATGCGTCAAACCATTAACAGAGCTAGAGAAATACTTGCTGGTAATGGAATAGTTATTTCTAATGCTGATATACAAGCATTACTTTGGTACGCAGAGAAAGATTTATTAGAAGCATATGGTGTAAGAAAAGGTCAAGGACTTAAGAATGATTACGTTGATGGTGCTATAGCCGTACTTAGAGAAAAAGGAATAGAAAATGAAAAAATCTCAGAAGCACTCCCCAATGCAGAGAGAGTCAGACTCGATAGTGACACAAATACCGAAGCAAAGATTGCAGGAGTTTATAACCCAAATGATGTCGCTACACAAGAAGAAGCAGATGGAGACATCAGTCAAGAAGTAGAAGAGTATGATGTTACTGAAAATGCAACAGAACAAGAAAAGACAGAGTTAGCTGATTTACATGAACAAATAGATAACTTTAATAGAAAATTTTCTATTAGTCCTAATCCAAATAAAGTTATTAACGTTCCACTTGCAGACCCTTCTACTAATATGTTTGGCAATAAATTTTACTATGGCACTGTAAAGGGCCCACGGGGAAGCACTGTAGGTGTTGTGTTAACAGAAGGCTTTCACGAATACAAAGGAACTGATACTAGAGGCAATCCTATCTACAGCGGTGAAGGGATGGCACATATAAATGGTGAAAGAGGAAGAAAACCATCAAGAAAAGATGAGTTATTAAACCCTACAGAAGAAGGTAATTGGCTAAAGTTTAAAGATGTTGAGACTGCTATATACGAAATGTTAAAAGCATATCATTTTCAAAATGGTGTAAGAGAAAAGTTTGATGGTAAATCTACAGATAAAGTTTTGGTTTGGGACAAAGCAAGAATTGCAGGTAAAAATAATAAAGAAAAAAGTTTAGCTTTAGTATTAAAGTACAAGCCAGATACATATCAAAGTGGTTCTAAGCAACATGTACCAGTATATGTTGTTAATACTACCTTTATTGAAGCTTCAGACAGAAGACTTGGTATGGAAAGGTCTAACTCCGTTGCTACAATACCGACTACGGATACGACACCAGACTCTGATAAAATTGTACAAGATGTAGAAAATAAAAGACTTAATATACAATATAACAATCTATCTAAGATATTAGGAAAAATAGTATCTAAAGTAACATTTGGAAAAATAGAAAAAGAAAAAGCACAAAAAGAAGCAGAGAAGATACTTATTAAGTTTCAAGATGCCATGTTGCCAATAGGTGACATGTTAGATGAGCTTAAAAGAAAAGGCTTCACTATTGCAGATGCATTAGATACCTACATGCAAGAAGAGTTGTTTCATGGTAGAGCTGGGGCAAAAGTTGAAAAGGTACAAAAGGATTTATTTGAGCCTATAGCAGAAACTATTAAAACAATAGATATTAATGATGCCCAATATTCTCAGTTAGAATCAATAAGTAATTTTTTCAAGATTGCCAAAGCTCAATATATAGATAAAAGATTGGCAGTTGCAGATGCCATCCTTTACGCAAGGCATGCGAAAGAAAGAAACAGTTACATAAATAAAAATAAATCTGAAAGTAAAGATCAAGGTAGTGGTATGGCGGACTCAGAAGCAGATGCCATAATAAATTGGTTATCTACGTTAAATACTACAGAGCAGGGAAAAATAGCTAGAATAGAAAATATTACAAGAGATATTGTAACAAACACAAATCAACAGCGTCTTGAAAGTGGCTTAATAAAGCCTGAACTTCTAGATTCAAACTTTAAATCAAAAGTATATGATAACTATGTGCCACTAAGAGGTGATATCGAATCAGATGTAGAAACTGATGAAGATTTAATGGGCAAACCAAGAATGACTACCAACTTGTTTGGCGCAGCTGGTAAGGAAGATCGTTCTGCTACAGGTCAAACAAACTATGCAGAAAATATAATTGCTTCATTAATGGCACAAAATCAAAGGTCAATAGATAGAGGTGAGAGAAATAAAGTTGGGCGATCCTTTGCGGACCTTCTTAGAGGCCAAGAAGAACAAGCTGATGGAAGCTTTGCTATTAACGATGCTTTAGCAGAAGACATGGGTAAAATAGCAGAGATAGTCACAGACACAAATGGATTACTGCCAGAAAACATATTAACTATAAAAGAGAATGGCGTAGAAGTTAAGGTTCACTTTTACGACAAAAGAATTGGTAGGGCATTAAAAGGTCACCTTACACCTGAGAGCGTTGGCAAGTTTACAAAAGCTCTTGGTAAAATGAACAGATACTTATCTAGCATAAATACTACATACAACCCATCATTTGTTATTCCAAACTTTGCAAGGGATTTACAAGCAGCTGGTGTAAACATGCAACAGTATGATCAAAAAGGTATGACTAAAGAAGTTCTTACTAGTGCACTGTCAGCGGTTAAAGGCATTGCGGCTGTTTTACGAGGTGGTAAAGAAACATTTTGGTCAGCAGAATACAACAAGTTTGTAGAAGCTGGTGGAAAGAACGCCACTAATCAGATGGGCGATTTACAAGATCAAATTAATAATATTGGAGGTATATTAGGAGATATATCTGATACAGGTATTAAAGGTAAGTTAGGGTTAAATAAGAATGGATTTACCAGAAAATTATTAAATTTCTTAGATGACTATAACACTGCAGTTGAGAATGGTGTTCGTGTAGCAACCTTTACTTCATTAGTTAAGCGTGGCGTTACTCCGGCCCGGGCTGCACAAGCAGCTAGGAACGTAACAGTGAACTTTGCTAAAGGTGGTGAAAATAAAACACTTATGAATTCTTGGTACTTGTTTTACAACGCCTCCCTTCAGGGTTCGATGGCGCTTATTAACGCTGCGGCTAAATCAAGCAAGGTAAGAAAAGTTTGGGCAGGTTTGGTTGTCTACGGCATCATGCAAGATCAGATCAATTCACTGTTATCTGGAGATGAAGATGAAGATGGTATAAAAGATTATGACGAGTTACCTAGATACGTTCTTGAACATAATTTAATTCTACCTACGTTTGGTTTAGCAGGAGACAAGTTTATACAGATACCTTTATCTTATGGATTAAACTTAGCTACGAATTTTGGCAGAGCTTTAAGTAGAACTGCAAGAGGAGAATACACTGCTGGGGAAGCTTCAAGGACTATCTTTGGAACTGCATTTGAAAGCATTAGTCCGTTTGGTGGATTTGACAACATGTACAACTTGACTGCACCAACAGTTTTGGATCCATTCGTAAGTCTGGCTATCAACGAGGACTATAAAGGAGACCCAATATTCAAGGAAAGTCCTACATTTGCATCAAGACCAACACCAGATAGCCAAGCATATTGGTCTAATACAAGTTCTGTATCTAAGGTAATAGCAAATTCAATAAATAGCTTAACTGGTGGAGATGATGTAGAGAGTGGCTTCATAGACTTCAGCCCAAACACTATGGAGTTTTGGTTTGACTACTTAGCAGGTGGTACAGGAGCTTTCGCACAACGCTCATTAGAAGCACCTTTCTCTATAATTGATGCTCTTAAAGGAGACTTTGAAGGCGATATCATGAGGGCAATACCACTAGTTAGAAAAGTAGTAATAAGTCCTAGTGAAAGAGAAGATGTAGGAAATTATCTAGAGAACAGACAAGACCTATTTACGATACTTGCAAGGATAGACCTTGCCAAGAAGTCAGGAGACGGAGAAGCAGTAAGAAGCCTATTTACGAGATATAAAGATCAAATAAGAATTTCTGGCAGAATGAAAGCTATAGACAACGCAAGAAACCGATTGTTAAGGCAGATAAAAGAAATAGAAAGAAATCCAAGAATACCAGAAGAAACCAAGTTAAACCTTAAAAGGCTTAGAAGAGAAAAGATTAATGATCTTATGAGACAAGGTTTGATATTAATGAGAACAGTTGGATTCAAAAAAGCAGGTTAAAAGTTAGCGATACAGTAGGCATTGTTTTCACGGCAGCCGACAGGAAAAAACACAAAGGCGAAGTAATTTAACAATTTCTAAAAGTTAACGTTAACAGTAGTAATTCATTACGCAGCCATGTTGGTAATTGTAATCTTGTGTTAACAAACACTATGTATGTAGAACAAAGAGGTACAACCATTGTTTTAAGATAGTCTTGAACTAGGGTTCAGCGACTAACTTGCAACAATGAACTTGTTTTAATTTGAGGTTTCTTCACTAGCTAATGCAGAATATCCACAGATATCCACATAGCTATCTTCATGATTGGGAGTTTCTATCAGTCTTGATAGCTTTACTACTATCATACATTGATAAACTTGTTCTACAGTGATTTCTTTATTTAAGACTACAGACCACATTTTAGCTATGCGTTCATGATTTTCATGTGCATCTCCATATGAATTTGCTCTATCTCCCATAATTAGGTCTCTTGCTTTATTTAGTGTTTGCTTTCTCTTCTTCATCTTCTTCCTCCAAGTAATCTTCTATGTTCAAAATAGTATGTTGATTTATATATATAGGTGTATCTTCTCCTATCCACGACCCAATTACATTGTAATCAAAATATTCCATAGCATCTTCTTCACTCATACCATTGTCGTGCATTAATATCAGTAAGCACTTATCGTAATCATATATAGCAACTTGCTTTCTTCCAAAAGCACCTATAGTTGTTCCTACAAAAGCATCTTTAAAACCATCTGCTAGTCTCATATTTTATCTCCTATAAACTTAAAGTATTTTAAATCGTAATGACACATAGGCTCTTGATCTTGCCAGTCGTTTCTGTCTGATCTTCCACCTTGTTTAATCTGGTGATGATTGAAAAAATCCAGATAACCTATTCTGTCTGTCCACGATACAATTAATATTGGGGTAGTATTTGTTTCTTTGCCAAGTCTTCTAGCTTCTAAGACCTTCGCTAAAGATATTATATATGTTGGGAATGTTCCGAAATTGTGAGTTCTACATTTTACTTCTGCGAAACCAACTAACTTCTCGTTACGATACATGGCATAATCTAACTTATATGACATGGGCAATTTAAAAGAAGCTACGTTCCAACGATCTGAAACGTAGCTTATAACATTTTTTTCTGATTTTAGGTTATCATTATTTTCATATAATTTACGCATAAATTAACGTTAACCTTTGTCGCTCTTGCTTTCGACCCAAGAAGCAACATCTTCTTTTTTATATAGGTACTTAGTTCTTCTTTCTGATTTTATAATAGCAAATCCTTTAGGAAAATTTTCTTCTGTATCACTTGCTAATTTCAAAACCATTGATCTACTTATAGACAAATATTTAGCAACACCATCTACTGTGAGAAAGTCTGTTGAAATATCTGT